ACATCATACACAGTAATCATTGGTTGTCTTAAAGAGGCTACTTCTGTTATGCCACCTGTATCTTCTTGTGGCATTGGCATATTACTTAATTCATTAGCAGCCATGTCGTCACCCATAAACAAATCAAGATCTTGTATACTTTCATCTCCAGGTTGATTAACCATTTTACTTGCATCAAAATCAGTATCTCCTTCTGGATAGTACGCGCCAAACGGTCCTGTTCCTTCTTGGAAATGTTGAATAATACCACCTTCTGCCATGCCCATAGGGTTTCCTGTAATAGGGTCAATGGCTTGTGTAGTGCTAAATTCTCCGTACCAAGGATACTTTCCTGTAATATCTTCTATTGTCATTCCTTCATTTTGTTCGTCTTCTGCTTTTAAAGCTTGGTAAATAGGAACACCTAAAGATGCTAATGTTGCAATTTGTCCACCATTTAAACTTGTTATAGCAGTTTTTGGATCAGGCAGTAATCCAGCTTCTCGAAGAGAAGTTAATCTATCTAATTGTGTATCTGTTATATTTTGTAATGTTGTTCCTTCTGGTAAAGCTCCTTCTTTAATTGCTGATGATAATTGTTTATCGCCTGCACTACCAAATCCTAAATTAGAACCTAGTGTTTTAAAAATACCTGCGTCTCTTGAAGCTTTACTAAAAATGTATGGATTGTCTGTTCCGCCTAATATATCTAATCCAGGTAAACCTTGTCCACCAAAAGCACTTTTTGCATAGTCTGCTGTGCCGAACGCTCTTCCTGCGCCGTAACCACCAAGACCACCCATTAATGCTTCGCCTGCTCCTTGTCCTGCAAGAAGAGGAGCACCTGCTCCAATAAGAGCTGCGTACCCTGGTCCGAGACCCGCGACGCCTGCTATCATGCCCGCGTACGGTGCAACTTTTTTTAAAGCCTTTTTTGCTTGTTTAAATATTTTCTTTAAAAAAAATTCTGGCTGTCCAGTGATAGGGTTAATAGAATTAAATTCATTACCAACAATATAGCGTTCAGGTTGAATACCCATTTCACGCATTTGATTAAATAACATTTCTTTAAGTCCTGGATTTTCATCAAAGACTTGCATAGGAACAACAGTTTCTCCTTCAGCTGCGTGTACAATGTATGCATCTTCATAGCGACCTAAATCAGCTAATCGTGAAACTTCGTTATGAAAACTGGCTAATCCTCCAGATGGTAATATTTCCTGCATGTTCTCCATGTTATTTTAATGTTTCTCCAAGTATACCAGGTAATGCTTTTATATTTATACTAACATCACGTTGTATGTCTTCATCTTTTGTTGAGGTAGCAGGGTTATTGATGTCAGCCTTTGCTTCTTTTTCATCAGCATAGACTTTCCCTGTTGTAGCGTGCTTTATAGTTGTTGTTGTAGGAACCTCTATAACTGGCAAAGGTGCCTTTCCAACTTTCACGGTAATATCGTCATTTATAGCCATTTTTTCTCCTTCTTTCAATAAGTTTATGATATTTCTAGTACACTTAATAAAACATGCAAATCACCACCATTTTGAGCTTGCACCTTTAATATTTCCGATTCTTTTAATACAACAGGGGACGTTGAAAACGAATAACTATTAAATAATTCTTCCGATGTTCCTTTTTGTACATTTCTGTTTGTCTCTAATGTATAGCTAACACTGCCTGTATCTACAATATGACAAGAAATTTTACAGTCATTCTCCTCATCAATGTTGGTTATACGTAATGATTTAATAATTGCTGTTGTTTCTGACCCTACTGTATAGAGCGTTGTCAGTGCATTTGTTGCTAACACTGCTTTATAATTTGTATAAACATTTGCCATTTATGTCAAGAACCACGAAACTGCTTCATCATCACTACGAAGTGTTTCTGGCGTATAGGTGTTATTTAATAAAAAAATCATCTGCTCTAATGATTGTATTAGTTGTGACATTTGTTGTCTGTCATATTGTTCTGGTGCATCAGGTAAACGTGGTATATTAATTTGTGCCATTAACTTCCTCTCATTCCGTCAGGTTGTATTTCTAAGCGTAATGTTCCATATCTCCATTTATCATCAGTAGCATCACTTGCAACACGAAGAGATAATTGTCTTCCTCTAATTCTTGTGTCTTGTTTTGTTGTTGTTGTTGACACAGCAAAAGAACCATGACTTGTTTGTGTTCCTGTAGGATAGGGACGTGTTTTTAGTGTTATGTCAACATTACCTACTTGTGATTTAAAATCAGGAATAAAACGTCTAACAGACATAAATTGATCGCCGTCGGCTATATCAATATCGCCTGATTCAATATGTGCTTCCATAGCACTTCCATCATCATTAACTCCTGTTTCATGTGCATAGATAAATGTTCTTCCTGCTGTTACACCTTCTACTGTTGTAACAGGTGTTGTTGTATCTGTTGAATTAAATTCTGCGGCATAAGGATTATCATACACACCTCTATCTACCCACGCTGTACGAGCTAGTGTTCCTACATACCATAACTGTTCTGCATAATTAAAAGTAACTTGTCTATCTATTTGTGTTGAATCTGCTGACGCATAAAACCATGTTATTTCATTAAATTCTGTATTAGCTGCAACAAAAACATCACGTTGTGCACTTACTTGAATATCAGTAAAAACATAATCTTGCACACTACATGGTATTTTACGAACAGCACCATCGAATAAGAAAAAAGAATTAGTTCCCATCCAATAAGCAACACCTTCTACATCAATTGCAGCATGAATACCTACGGCTCCACAGTTAGAACCTATTTGTTTAAATCCAAAAGTAAACGGAGGGCCAATAAATTGCATTGAGTATAGTGCTAAATCTGTCCATATTAAAACAGCTCCTCTTGATCTTACGGCTGTTTGTATAAAGTTTCCATCTGTTAATCTTGTTGAGCCTGCTGTATTTGTTGCTGTAGGCGTCCATGTATTTTCAGCTTCTTGATCAGACCAACGTACAAACATATTGTCTTGTGTTGATGTTGTTCCTATTGTTGTTTCTGTTCCAAGACAAATAACATGTCTATCTTCACCAGAGACTAACATAAATCGTGATTTTGTTGGTGCATTAGACACATTTGTTGTAGCTGCAATATTACTAGAGAGTCCACTTGATGTATCCCAATAATACAAACCACCATTAAATTGTAAAGCTAGTGCATCCTCGCCCCATGTATCAAGAGCCCATTTTCCTGAATCCAGTAGCACGCCTTCCGCACCTGTTAATGATTCACGACTTGTGTCCCATGTTGATGCTCCCCAAGTGCTTGATCCCCATCCATAACCAAAGATAGATGTAGCAGAAGATGTGTTAATTTCATATGTAGCTGTTGCCGTTGCTCCCGATGTACTGGATGTTGCATTGGCGGGTGCCGTAATTGTATATGTGTTTGCGCTTGGTACAGATAATATTTCAAATTCATTTTGTAAATTAGCTTGTGATAATCCACCAATAGCTCCACTAACACTTGATATAGTTACCATATCTCCAATAACTGCTCCATGACTTGCATCCGTTACTATAACAGTTGCTGAAGCATTAGTTGTTTCAAATTGTGTTATACTTCCTGTTGCGCGCGTAGGCGTAATGTCCGCATAACTTTCTTCTGAGTAAGCGTAAAGTTTTTTGTTTGTGCCATAGATAGCATACTTAACGCCATTTAAATCTGACCATGCTAAAATAGCACGTGTCGCACCAATTAAAGCATCGCTTGAAACTTTTGCCCAACCACCTATTTTTTCTGGTAATCCATAACGAAAACGTACGTTATCACAATCTACCCATTTTCCTTCAGCACCGTATTCGGTATTTTGTTTATCTATTCCTGGTGCAATTTGCAAATTTGTCAGTGGCATACATGCTCCTAATTAGTTGCGTAGTAAGGTATCCAAAAATCTGTTCCATTAACATCAATACGAATATGTCCTGTTAATGATCCTACACTTGTATCGGTTGTTAAACTTGATGTTTGATCCGATGCACTTGTGCCATCAAAATGAATAAAAGGTTGATCTGTGTCATCTTGGTCTAATGATAAACAAGCAACAGCGCCAGATGAATTTGATTGATTAATTTCAACTAATGCATTTGAAGGATCCTGACAACCAAAACCAATTTTATCAGCAGAGCCATCTATAAAGAAAGCATCATCTAAATTATTTGTTTCACATCTAAAGTCTAAGGATGCTCCTGTTTGGTTCCATGTAAAAGCACCACCGTCTAAATCGACAGCTCCTGAAGCTTTAAAACCTCCAACAACATCAAGTTTTGTACTTGGTGTTCCTGTTCCAATACCTATGCGATCTTCGCCTCCATCAGAGAAAAAGTTAGTAGCATCACCATTAGATTCAATTGTAAAATTAAGATCGGCTGATGAGTCATTAAATATAAAAGCACCACCATTTAAACTTGTTGCTCCTGCTACAGTTAATGTTCCATTAGCTGTTATGTTTCCTGCATCATTTAATACATCAAACATTGTAGAGCCGTCCGTGTATAGTATATGCTTAGAACCTGAAACTAAATTAGTAGCCGTACCGCCACTAGGCTTAAAACCTAGTGTATAAGTGCTCATACTTGCTGCATTATCAACAATGTACCATGATTCCACGGCTTCGCAGCTCATGGTTGTGTTACCTGTTAAAGTTCCTGTTAATTTTATAATAGCATTACTTTGTTCGTCTGTTGTTGATCCGTCCGATGTTGCTAATGAGTCTGTTGTGCTAGCAATTGCTACAGATACATATCCCTTAATTGCTGACTCTAGCTTTTGTAAATTTTCATTTGTAACTGTACCCCAGGTTCCAGATTGTTCCCCTGTTGTCATTAATTGTAAATTTAACGAACTTGAATATGTCGATGCCATTATTTA